TCTTGTATGAGGATCTACATCTGTGAAGATTGCCGGCAGGGATTCGATATCCACATTTCTGGCGGCGTCAACTGCGCGGAATGTGGCGGTCGGACATGGAGATCGGTTAAGAGATTGCCTTCGACCCCGCAGGGCGACAAGTATCGCAAGGCGTGGGCAGAGAAGTACCAGATTATGATCTGCGACGACGAGGAGGACATTAAGGTCCGGCAGCAAGAATGGGAAGCAGCAGGCAAGGATTGTCCATCCCCCGTCATCGGGTCGCTGAGTAGGCATGAGTAACTCCTTTATTTCCCGAAAGGCAGAGGAAGAAGTGCGGCGCGTGCCGAATGGCAATGGAATGTTTCGGAAGTTGTCGGAGCCAGATCGCCGCGCGTTGGACCAATATCTAAGCAATATGGACCCTGCCATCCCGGGGTCCTCTGAGAGCTTTGAGTTGGTTACATGGGTAGACGCAGAGAGACCGCTACAGGAGAGCGGGGATTACGCCGTCCGAATGGAATTGATGGCGAAGAGGGATCGTCATCCGGGAAAGCAGTTCAGGATAAACCCTGCATTCCCCCAAGAATTCTCCGGAGATTGGACACTTTGGACTATCGACGAGGGACAGGCGGCAGCGTTGGGCGGGCTTGTAGAGGCTCTGCATCCTGTGGTTGTGCTGGAAACCGGAACGAATAAGGGAAGATCGACCCGGGCGATAGCAGAGGCTTTGCACCGGAATGAGCACTGTGGCAAGGGAATGCTCTACACCATAGATATGGTGGATTTTGCGATCCGGGATACGGGGGCAATCACGCAGGAATTGTCTCCGTTTGTCACGGCACTCAAGGGGAAAACGCCGGAGGCATTTACTGCGGAACCGCTGGCGAGCTTGCAGGGAATTGAATTCGCCTTCCTCGATGGGGACCACACGGCGGAGGGCCTGCAGAAAGAATTGGAATATGTGGAGAGTCACAGGGCGGACAAGTGCACTGTGGCTGTGGATAACACCCGGGACGACTACTGGTCCGGGTTGGAGGAGTTTTTCAAAGGTTACAAGGATCATCCCTTCGTTAATCTGCCCACGCAGACGGGGATGGTCATCATACAGATGGGCGAATAGCCAAGAAGGAGCCACGGATGGCACTTATTCAAGGAAACTTTTGGAGCGAGACGGCGGTGGGGACGGACTCCGGTGCCACCGCAACTCACGCTGCATTGGCTTCCAATACGCATGTCGCTACCTGCATCTCCGGGCATGTTGACGCGGATTCACTTCTGCAGATTCTCGATGGCACTACCGTTGTGTGGGAGTCCAAGATCGATGTATCTGTGGAGGGCTTCTCTTTTCACTTCCCCGGCCTGTCGGTAGTTGCGACGGGTGCGGCTCTGATAGCTGGAAAGATCGCGTCGAGTTCGGCGGATTGTCAGATTACGATCTGCGGACACACAATCTAAAAACAGGGAGCACGAGATGACCACAATTACGGGGCCGGATTTCTCCACCTCTGTGGCCAATGCTGAGTTGGGGGAAGTTCCCCTTACGCACGAGCAGAAGCAGCAGGTTGTCTATTCCAAGTATGAGTCTCAGGACCCCATGCTGTCCGACACGATGCACGCCGAGACTTGGGACGATCAGTTCGTTGAGATGCCGAGCATCGGAATTGAGCCTGCCGATGGCTGCATTATCACTGTTCAGGGGCGCCCAAGGGCCGGCGAGGTGGGTATCGACCGTAATGGGGAGATCATCCCCGAGGAGGCCGCTGATCAGCGTGAGGAGTCCTCTGGGACCAATATCCCGAGGTTCAGGGCCTATGACTTCCGGGTTGTGTCGATTGAAAAGACCGATGGGCCGGCCCAGCAGGAAGCTCTGCATCGAACCCATGATCAGCAGAAGGCGAAGTCCGAGGAGAATATGTTCGATTCAATCGCTCGGGCGATGACGTCGGCCGTGGGCACGATTCAGGGGAAGGGCAATCTGGCCCCGACCGATTCGGAGATTCAAGAATACTTGCAGAAGCTACACCCCGGACAACTCGCTGAGATTGCTGCCTCTGCGCAAGATGAAGTTGAGACCGATGTCGCGGATGAGGTGGACGAACTTGCCGAGGCCGTTGCGGGGCAAGAGAGCGCCTAAGAGGCCTTAGAAGCACTGGGAGACAAAAGGAGCCAATGGCAACTTTTAAGTCTATCTACACAGATGTCCTCAATCTCATGGGCGGGGACACGCAGGGCGATGACAAGACGATGGCCAAGGCGGCGATCAACCGGATTTACCGGCGCTGCTTGGACGAGGCGGACCTCGATCATGAACACCGGGAGTTTTCACTAACGACGGCATCGGGGACGTCCCAGTACGGGATGCCCCTGTATGTGCGCGAGGTGCTCAATATTGATGATGGCACCAATGACCGGGTCGTCTTCTCGATCTCCGCTAAGGAATATGACGCCGCCTATCCGGGACATTCCGACACGGGGTCCCCTACCCGGGCTTACAGGTACGGTACGCGTGGGGTCCAGACGAACCTTGCCAGTGCGGAACGGGTAAAGGTAAAGTCGTCATCGGCCTCGGATACAGGGGCCAACTTCGTGGTCCGCCTTACTGGATTCGACGCATCGGATCGACTTCTGACGGAAACGATCCAGCTTGACGGCACCACCTCGGCGGTCTCGGCAAACACCTATAAGGCTGGCGGACTGGAGCGGGTTACGAAGCTGGCCGGCACCGGGTCCTCATGGTCCGGATATCTTACCGTGGAGGGCAACACAACCGGCACCGACTTCGCCATTATCCCGGTTTGGTGGGACTCGCCCGATTATCAGTGGTGGGAGTTTTATCCCCAGCCGGACGCGGCTATCACTTATACCGTGCGCGCGCTCATGCGCAAGCCGGATCTGATCAATGACGAAGACTGGCCAGAGATGCCGGCGGAGTTCCATAGCCTGCTTGTCTGGGGCGGATTCGCGGAGGTGGGTCCGGCTGTGGGCAAGACGAGTCTGGCGGACCGGATGGAACGCAGGTTCGAGAATGGACTGTCGGGTCTTGCCAGTGGGTCTCAGACAGAGCCTAATCGAGTGAGGGTCTTCGCTGATGTCAGCACGGTTCCTGCCATCCCGGCTCGCCCATTAGTCGCCGGCATCGACTACGGACTCGCAGCGGGACAGTAATATGCCTGTCGATGTAGCTCCTCAACTGCAAACGTCTCAAATCTTTCAGATTCGGGGACAGAAATCCCGCTGGAAGTATCCGGACCAACGGCTGACTCCGGAGCATTGCGAGGAGCTTACCAACATCAATCTGTCTGAATTCGGGCAGGCAGATTCGCGGTACGGGTATACGAACTACAATGTCGAGGGTTCGGTTCTGTCCGGATCGGAGCACGTCGTGGGGCTCCGGACGTTCAATTTTCGCACGCAAGGGAAGCGGAATGTAATTGTTACGCCAACCAAGTCTTACAACGATGACGGCACTACGAGGACCACCCTGACGGGGTCTGCCCTCACCGGGTCGAATGACCAGCGCTGCCGGTTTGCTTTCATCGATGACACCGCCCTGTTCACCAATGGCAAGGATCAGGTCCAGAAGTGGGACGGCAATTTGTCCAACAACTTCGGCGACCTGACGGGGATGCCTTGGACAACCTGTGAGGACATTTTCGAGCACAAGGGCATTCTGCTGGCTCTGTCTCCAACTGAGGGCGGGACGAAGCACCGCACCCGGGTTCGCTGGTCAGACGTGAATACGAAGACGTTCGTGTCCGACATCACGTCGTGGCCGACCAATAACCGGTATGAGGTCTACGACGATGGTCCTCCGATTGTAGGCGGTGTAGATAACTGGGGCCGTGCCCTAATCTTCAAGGAGGACGGTCTGTATCCGGGGGTGATCACCTACAACGTGGGCTTCATCGAGTTCCGGCCTGCGGAGCCGATCCGTGGATTCGAGCCCATCGCCAAGCACTCGCTGATCGCCCGACCTGAGTTTGTGTTCGGGATCGCGCGCGAGGGGGCCTTTGTAATCCGCCCGGATATGTCATATCAAGTCGTGACCCTCGATATTCAGGATCAATGGAACAGCCTGAATCTTGCCCGGCTTCAGTATGCGCAGAGCTTTATTCGCGAAAAGGACCACCAAGTTCGCACTCTGGTGTCGGGAGGGGGAAATGCCGCCGGCCACGACCGGGTATTGGTCTGGGATTGGGAAAGCGGGGACGTTTGGTTTGACGAGCCTACAGACAAGATAACATACGCGGAACGTGTTATCATCGATGATGTAGAGCAGGACTGGTTGGGCACGTCAGCCGGGAAATTGTTAAAAGGGAACCTGATCGCTTACACCAATGATGACGGCACTGGATATGCGTGGAGCGTGAAGATGGCTCCCAACGATCTGGGGTTCCCCGGTCGTACCAAGCATATCGTCAAGGTCCACACCGTATACCGTAACCGTGCGGGGCAAGCCTCTGCCTCTCTTACGGTACATCGGAACCAAGGGAAGCTGTCTCCGAGATCAAGGGCGATTGACTTGGAGCAATCGACGTGGGACGAAGGGTCCACATGGACGACCACGTCGAGTTGGAACTCCGGGGGAAACGATGAGGACGTCTTCTTCGTGAACCGGCACGCCGAGCAGATCGCTCCAGAATGGTCAGCGAACACCCCGATGTCGCTGGTTGGCTATCGGGTGACGTTCGTCCCAACGGAGTAGCTCACGGAGATGTCCCCGCGACCGTAATGGTCGAACCGCACAGGGAGGTGCGACGTGGCGACAGTAACGCGACCCAGTAA